GTAAGTGGGCGGGCTGCGAAAGGTGAAGGTAGAAAAGTAAAGTAAAAGAGTTGTTGTATATTTTGCCTTTCACAACTTTATTGCTATTATTTACTTAGTATGAATATTCAAAAAGCAAATTTTAATAACAGTGAATCTCGCATCAATATGTCATTCCCTATCACCAAAGTTGATAAGGAAAAGAGAACTGTTTCAGGTTTCGCTACATTAGATAATATTGATCGTCATGGTGATATTGTTACATCAGACGCATCAGAAAAAGCATTTGCACGTTTTAGAGGAAACCTCCGTGAAATGCATGCCCCAATTGCAGTTGGCAAAGTCCTTTCATTCCACCCAGAAGATTTCTTTGATAAAGAAAGTGGAAAAACTTATAAGGGTATTTATGTACAGGCATATGTATCAAAGGGTGCTCAGGATACATGGGAAAAAGTTTTAGATGGCACAATGACAGGATTTTCAATTGGTGGAAATATTGTTCAATCTTCATTTGAGCCAGGAGATGCGGAATCCGAAAAGGAACGCAGAATTATTAAAGAATATGATTTAATGGAATTATCACTAGTAGATTCTCCAGCAAACCCGCTAGCAAGTATTTTTTCTATTCAAAAGCTTGCAGATGGAAATACAATTTTTAAAGGAATGGTTGCAGATACAAATATCGAAAACGTATTCTGGTGTGGACACGATAAGATTGCATCAACTACAAAATCAGATACAAAAGATTGTGTTATTTGCGGATCAAGAATGAATTCAATTGGATGGATTGAAAGCTCTGAAACAGAAAAAGCAGTTTCAATTCAAAAAGTTATTGATTCTTATTTAAAGAAAGATGATGCTCCAGGTCCAGACCATGCAGCAACTACTAGAGATGGGGACGCAGGAGTAGTTGATTCAAATTCAACAATCAATCTTTATCCTGATCAAGAACCTAAAAAAGTTTTGTTCAATAATGGAACAAAAATCAATAAGAGTGACGCAGATGCTTCACTCAGTAAAGGAGGTAATAACATGACAGATGAAACAAACACACCTGCTGAAGAAGTTGCAGAAACTCCAGCAGAAACAGTAGAGGTAGCAGAAGCTCCAGCAGCAGAAGCTCCAGCAGCAGAGGCATCAGAAGATGCCGTAGAAAAATCCGTCACACTCGCAGATTCAACTGAATCTTTTGCAAAGATGTTGACAGATCTGCAAGACCTCTTTGGTGAAGCACTAAACAAGAATTCTGTAGACGTAAATGATAAGCTTCAGAAGTCAGTTGAGACAGTAGATGCAGCTCGTGCAGAAATGCTAAGTGCAGTTGCTGGTATCAAAAAAGAACTGACAGACAATATCGCTGATTTCTTCAAGAGACTCGAAGAACTAGAAAAGCGTTTTTCAGCTTATGAAAACGATACTGCAGTAAAGAAGTCAATTGGTGAGGTAGATAGTGCACCAAAGGACGCAAAACTCCAAAAGAGTATTTGGCAAGGATCCTTCCTCGGAGTCCAAAACCTATAAAAAATCAACAAAAACAAAGGTGGTGAAATAAATAATGAGCAATGAACTTTTACAAAAAGTAATTGATACAACAAATCTCGGAACAACTCCAAATCCTAATCTTTCTGGTGATGGCGTAACTGGTTCAGGTACAGGTCTCCTATACCCAGATCAAGCTAATCGTTTCCTTGATTACATGTGGGATGCAACAATTCTCGCAAAGGCAGCTCGTACAATCCGTATGCGTTCAAATACAACAGAAATTGATCGTGTATCAGTTGGACAGCGTTTAATGACAGTCGCAGCTGAAGAATTACCTCGTGATTATGCACAAGGTATTGACACAGCAGGTACTGCAGCAGGTGCAACATTCTCAAAGATCTCTCTAACAACTCGCAAGCTTCGTCTTGATTGGGAACTTTCAGCAGAGTCTCTAGAAGACAACATTGAAGGACCAGATCTAGAAGATCATATTGCACGTCTGATGGCAACACAGGCAGGTAATGATATTGAAGATGTTCTTATTAATGGAAAGGGTAGTGGTAGCGGTTTGATGTCAGCATTTGCTGGCTTCCGTGCACAAGCTCTTGCTAACGCACACGTTGTTGATGGTAACGGACAAGGATTGGATAAGGCTGTATTTAATACAGCAATCAAGACAATGCCTCGTAAGTACAAGCAACGCCGTAACCAACTTCGCTTCTTCGTAGGGTCAAACCTAGTACAAGATTATCTATATAATCTTACAGCGAATGCTGGTTCAGTTAATCCATGGGATATCGCTTCTGGCGTAATCCGTGGTGACGTAGTTGCTAACGACGGTGGTCCTGGTTCTACTACTCCATTTGCGTTCGGTATTCCAGTAATCAACGTTCCATTGATGGATGAAACTCGTGACTCTACAGGCCGTGCAATCGGCGATTCAGGTTATGATGCTTCAGCAGGTCTCTTTGGTGATGTCCACTTGACATTCCCTCAGAACTTCATCGTTGGTATCAAGCGTGACGTAGTTGTATATCGTCTGTTCCAGCCAAAGAAGGATACAATTGAGTATACTCTCTTTATCCGTGTTGGCTGTGCATTCGAAAACTACGACGCACATGTTATCGTAAAGAATGTTAAGGTATCAGGCACAAGCTTCGGTACATTCGGTTCAATCACACATGGTGCTTTGGTATCTAATCCAAACACTGGTGCAAGAGGAACATTCTAATATAACCTTTAAGGTGCTATGTAAGGGGGGCGATTACGCTCCCCTTACTCTTTTAATTACATAAATGGTATAATTTATTAGAGACGAAAGGATTAATAATGTCTTTTGACACAATGAAAATATCAGAATTAAAAAAAGTTGCTCAAAGTTTCGGAATAGATCTTCCAGAAAAGGTCACAAAACAGGAAATTATATTGGCAATGCAAGATGAGGGAATTACATTTAACGAGTACGCTAAGTTTAGCGATACGGAAAAGGTTGAACTTGAACAACCTAAAAAGCAGGCGAAAGTGGCTCTAGATAAGGGCAAGACTATCTTGGTTAGAATGGATAAAGCTAATCCATCTTACACAGTTTATGGATATACATTTACCCAAGAGCACCCATTTGTAGCAATGTCTGAAGACGAAGCTCAAAGAATTTTTGACACAGAACCAGGATTTCGCCCAGCAACGCCTAGAGAGGCTCAAGAATTCTATAACTAATTTGGGGGATATAAATGCATCAAATAGTCCGTGGCACTACTGATACAGCAGAGCTAGAGATATACTATAAAAAGGAACTTACAAACGCTGACGGGAATGTAACAGTCACTATTGTTGATGCGGATTACCCAGATACTGTAATAGCGTCAAATTTTATAGCATACAATGATCCAGAAGTTGGGAAGTATACACTAGATATACTTCCTAACTATACTGCTTTAAATAGAGTGTTAAAATTTACATGGTCATATAGCATAAATGGAAATAGTACAAGTCAAGAAGATTTTTATGAGGTTTATACTCCATATGCTTCTGTATCAGATATTATTGAATATTTTAACTTTGGAACCCGTCCTTCTGATTTAAATTATAGAAGTGAACAGGAGATTGAAGCAGCTGAATTTATTGCTCGTATGCAAATTGAAAATTATACTCAGCAAAAATTTGGAAGATCTTGGGGGGATCAAGAAATATTTGGAACAGGCTCAGATGCCCTAGAGCTAACTGAAAGAATGATTTCTATTGAAAAAGTATATGAAAATGGAGTTCTTACTCTTGATTATACACAGAATCCAGTATACAATAATTTTGGCTGGAATGTTGAATTAACCCCAACTTACAAAGCAGTAAGAATTATAAATAATGACTATGAGGGTATTTTAAATTATGAACCTTCATACAATCCAACAGTACTATATTCAGGCAGATTTAGATCAGGAAACCGCTATATGATATATGGCGAAAAGGGTTGGCCTTATGTCCCACAAGATGTACGCAGAATGACTGTGGTGCTTGCTGGAGACTACCTAGCACAAGATTCACAATGGAGACAGAAGTATCTTAAGAAAGTTAATCTATCTGAAATTTCATTTGAACTTGCTGATGGAGCATTTAATGGAACTGGAAATGCTATTGTAGATTCAGTTCTTGATTCATATAGAAATACGGGAATTGTGATTATTTAATGAATAATTCAATG